AAATCTCTGTCCATCCAACGGAGTTAGTAGGATGTACACAGCTATGGACTTACAATACCAAGTACAAGAAACTGAGTCGCTATGACTCTGTCGGTCCAGCTGGAATTCAAGTGAAAGGCACTACCTTGATTGGTTATGATGTTGAAACATCTACGAGCAAAGGCTTACGCAAACCAGAAGCTTCTATTCAAGCATTGCTTGGTGCTGGTAAAGTTAGCCTACGTAAGTTGATGGACGAGATTAAAACAGTGGAGTCAAAGCCGAATGGCAGAATTAATCAAGACACTATTCTACTAAGGGTTATTAAATGACGGACAATGTAATCGTATTTCCAGGTTTCAAGCGAGATGATGCTCCGCCTCAAAACTTGGACGAAATTCATGACAAGGTGACTCAGACTCGTAAAGAACATGTGGCTGGAGTCATGAATGATATGATTCCAGATATAATTAATATGTTCGGAGCGTATGGCGTAGATATTAATGACGATAAATATGTAAAAGATGTCGCCTTAGTAATGGAAGGCATCAAAGCACTGTTACATCGACAGTATAATCTTGAGCATCCATTTCATAATATGTCTGACACCATATTTGAATTTAGATATAATGAAGACAATAGTATTGAATACACATATAATTTACCAGATGAAGAGTGAGAAATTGAAATGATTATTATGGACCTTTCACAGGTTATGATTTCCAATCTAATGATACAACTTGGAAACCACACGAATGCAGATATCGAAGAAGATCTTTTACGTCATATGGTTCTCAATTCTGTGAGAGCTTATAACGTCAAGTTTAAGAATGAGTTCGGCGAAATGATTATTGCGTGTGATGCTGGTAATAATTGGCGCCGACAAATCTTTCCTTACTACAAGGCTAATCGTCGTAAGAATCGCGAGAAGTCCGAGATCAATTGGACTTCCGTATTCGATACTCTGAATAAAGTCCGCGATGAATTGAAGGATTACTTTCCTTATCGAGTCATTCGTGTCGATGGCGCCGAAGCTGATGACATCATCGGCACTCTTGCACAAACCTATGGCAATACCAACGAGAAGATCTTGATTCTTTCTGGTGACAAAGACTTTGTGCAGCTACAAGCTTTTATGAACGTACAGCAGTTTGATCCTGTGCAGAAGAAGTGGCGCAAGACAAACGATGTCGATAAGTTCATGAAAGAACATATCATTCGCGGAGATGCTGGCGACGGTGTTCCTAACTTCTTATCAGCTGATGACACGTTCGTTGTCGGTGCCAGACAGAAACCTATTAGTCAGAAAAAATTAGATCAATGGCTCGATGCAGATCCGAAAGAATTCTGTGACGAGAAGATGCTGCGTGGTTATCTTCGTAATCAGCAGCTAGTTGATCTCAACTTCATTCCTCCTGATATTAAGAAGGAAGTGCTCGTGCAATACGAGCAGCAAGCTGGTAAAGGAAGAGACAAACTCTTCAACTACTTTATCGACCGTCGTCTTAAACTCCTATTAGAAAGCATTAATGAGTTTTAATATGCAAAGAACATTAGCAATCGCAGAGATCCTTGCTTTGGTCAAGGAAGCAAAGGATGTACCGACAAAGGTTTCTCTCCTTCGTCAGTATGATAATGAAACACTTCGGTATATCCTTGAATTGGCATTTCATCCTAACGTAGGATGGTGGCTACCAGAAGGAGCTCCTCCTTATAAGCCGAGTGAAGTACTCGACACCGAAGGAAGACTCTATAGTGAGGCGCGTACACTCCCTCTTTATCTTGCCGGTAATCGGCCAGATATCAAACAAGTTCATCGCGAAAACCTTTTTATCGGGCTTCTCGAATCTCTTCATCCAAAAGATGCCGATCTTCTGATTGCCGTCAAAGATAAAAAAGTCGAAGGACTTGATGCCGCAACAATTAACGAAGCTTTTCCAGGGTTAATTCCAAATGAGCAACACGGTTAAGCGTTTTAGAAAATATAATGAAGAGTTTGACGATTCGAAAAATACATCGCACGATCATCGTCAGCACTTGAGTGAGAAGCGGCTTCGATCTGCCCTTCGCTGTAAAACAAAAAGCACCCTCTTAGATCTGATAGAAGATGAAGATTATTAATGCCTATCTATGAATTTAGAGTAAAAGAAACAGGAGAAACTTTTGACGAGTTTCTCACCTATAATCAAAAGCTCGAGTTTCTTGAAGAGAATCCTGATCTTGAAGAGGTTATTGGCGCGCCGCGCTTCGTATCAGGAATCTCCGGAGTTACTCATAAAAATGACTCAGGCTTTAATGATCTACTCAATAGAATCGGCAATGCCAATCCCCACTCTCCACTCGGACAAGAACACGGAGACAAGGGTATCAAAGCAACTAAGACTCGCGATGCAGTTAATAAAGCCCGCAATAAAAAATAAGGATAGCCAGTGGAATATAACAACCAGGCACGTTTAACAAAAAGAGAAAAAAGAATTGCCAGACAGAATGGCGATGCACAAGAAGGATTGACATTCAAAACTCAAAACTTTAATTTAAAAAATATTAATCCACTCACAGAGAATCAACGTATTGCATTTGATGCTTTTGATGATGGAAAACATCTGATGTTACACGGTATGGCTGGTACTGGCAAAACCTTTCTCGCTCTTTCGAAAACTATTGACGCACTGATGTCAAATAAAGGTGTACAAAATAAGATTTACATTGTAAGATCGGTAGTACCAACACGAGATATGGGTTTTCTTCCTGGTAATCAGAAAGAAAAGATGAAAGTTTATGAGGCACCTTATTATGCCATCTGTACGGAACTATTTGATCGATCTGATGCGTATGAGATCCTCAAGCAAAAGAATGCGATTGAGTTCATCTCGACGTCGTTTATTCGTGGCATTACCATGAATAATTGTTACGTGATTGTAGATGAGGTCAATAACATGACGTTCCATGAACTGGATTCTGTGATCACTCGTATTGGTAAAGGTTGTAGAGTATTGTTTTGTGGCGACTTCCGTCAGTCAGATCTTACGAAAGAACAAGAACGTAACGGACTGAAGGACTTTATGAAAGTCATCGGTAAGTTAAATGACTTTGTACATGTTGACTTCCTCGAACAAGATATTGTTCGCTCGAAGCTAGTGAAGGAATATATAATTGCTCGACAAAAACTCGGTCTCCAACCGTAAAGAATTCGAATACGAATTACTAGAGTTTGCTGAACTGCAAAGGATAGATGGACCAATACGTCTCTATGAGACACCTGAAGGCAAACGATATCCGTCTGTAACTACCGTTCTCGGTAAGATGACTGATAAGTCTGCTCTCGAAGCCTGGAAGAAAAGAGTCGGTGAGGATGAAGCGGCCCGGGTTTCGGCCCGGGCTTCTACTCGTGGAACTAAAGTCCATACGATGTGTGAGAACTATGTGTTAGGTCATGACGTTGACATGTCAATGCCTCATAATATCATGATATTCAATCAGATCAAGAAGGTTCTGGATGAGAAGGTAGACATGATTCGTGCTACTGAATGTACTCTCTTCTCTGATCATCTCAAGCTAGCAGGATCTTGCGACTTGATAGCAGACTACGACGGCCGTCTGTCTATCATCGACTACAAAACTTCTGCAAAGCTCAAACGTAAGGATTGGATCGAAGGATATTTCCTACAAGCGAGTCTCTACTCTTATATGTTATGGGAGATGACAGGCATCTTAGTGAAGGATATCGTTATCATCATTGGAGTCGATGACTCTCTCGAGTCTCAAGTCTTTATTGAGCGACCTCAACGATATCTTGAGAAAGCGGTGGATCTGGTTCGATCTTACCATCAAATGTACGGATAAGAAAATGCGGCTTCGGTCGCATTTTTTTTGACAATAAACATGTACATTATTTCGAAAACAATGTAAGGTGGACCTATAATAAAGAAGGAAAAATATATTATGATGAATTTACACAACCACATCGCCACCCTCGATGATCCATTCGATTATGTCTATGAAGGTATCTCAGGAACTCACGGTGTTGAGATTCGCGACTATCTGACTGCGATGTACAGCGAAGTTGCAATCGACCACCGCTTGCATCCAGACGATGACTTCGAAAAAATCATCGATTACATGCTTGATATTTTGGAGGAAGTATGACTGTATCGCCTAGTATTGAGTACTTCGGCAGAGACACTGTGCAGCGAGCAATCGCTGCATATTTCGCCAAGCACGGTATTACCGAAGATGTTCGTGACTATCTGATGGTCATGGAAGATGAAAAGCCTGATGACTTTTTTCAGTTGGTTTGTGATTTTATCGAAAAATAAACATGTACATTTTATCAAAACTTTGGTAGTATGAATAATAAGCTAAAGGAAATTATGATGGAAAATGAAGTTGAAGAGACCTTTTGGGAAGGTTACGAAAAATGGCTCGATGAGCGCGCAGAGCGCGAATCTTATGAACGTTCGTTGGAGATATAATATGAACTATGTAATGATTTTTCTTGGTTTGCTTATTCTGATCCTCATTCCTGAGTATGCAGACGTAACGCATTTTGTGCTTCAAGGCCTTTTGGGTTTGACTATATTTGGTATTGGTTCAGTTAATTTGATAACTGCCGAAGCCGAAAATAATGCATAATTTTAAAAATAAACATGTACATTTTATCAAAACTTTGGTAGTATGAATAATAAGCTAAAGGAAATTATGATGAATCAAGTTACTCGAGATATTGCTGAAGGCCTTCAAATTTCTTTGGAAGACGCATTGCGTGTTCAGACTGAAATGGAATGCGATGGCTTTGACTTCAGCGAATGTTCAACGCGTCAGTTGGTCAGCACAGCTAAGCGTATCTACAAAGATATTCTTGAGCAAATGCTAAATGAGTTTGAAATTAATTAAAAATAAACATGTACAAATAAGCCATTCTTTGGTAGAATGGTTATACCAAATTTAAAAAGGAAAATATATTATGGCTCATATGATTGAATTTCTCGACGGCAAGGCTTCGATGGCTTATGCAGGCGAAACACCTTGGCATCACCTCGGCACGAAGGTCTCGAACGACCTCACACCGAATCAAATGCTGAAGGCAGCAAACCTCGACTGGAAGGTCAATCCAGTTCCTGCTTTCGCCGAAATCGGTGGTAAGCAAGTCGACATCGGTCACTCCGCTCTGGTTCGTGACGTTGACAACAAGATCCTCGACGTGATCACCAACGATTGGGTTCCTAATCAGAACGAATCAGCCTTCGAATTCTTCAATGATTTCGTTGCAGCCGGTGAGATGGAAATGCACACCGCCGGTTCGCTTCGCGATGGTCAACTTGTTTGGGCCTTGGCGAAGGTAAAGGATTCCTTCGAATTGTTCAAGGGCGATCAAGTCGATTCCTACCTGCTCTTCACCAATCCGCATAAGTATGGTTGGTCAATCGATGTTCGCTTCACTCCAGTTCGCGTTGTTTGCAACAACACTCTGACTCTCTCGCTTAACAGCCAGTCGAGCAAGATTGTCAAGGTTAGCCATCGTCGTGAGTTTGACGGTGACGTTGTCAAGGAAACACTCGGTGTTGCCAAGGAAAAGCTTGCCAAGTACAAAGAAATGGCTGCTTATCTTGGTTCGAAGCGTTACACTGACGAGAATATCGTCGAGTATTTCCAGCGCGTATTCCCTGTCACTGGCTCGAAGAAAGATCTCAGCAAGAATGCTGGTATCGCTCTCGAAATCATGGACCAACAGCCTGGTGCCGAATATGGCGAAGGTAGCTGGTGGCAGGCTTTCAACGCGGTGACCTTCATGACTGATCACATGATTGGTCGCAATGCAGATAATCGCATGACTTCCGCTTGGTACGGTTCGAACAAGAACCTCAAGACGAAGGCATTGGAAACTGCGGTTGAATTTGCGGAGGCTC